CCCGTCGACGGTGCCGCCGAACCGATCCGCGACCCGGAGGATCGTCACCTCCATCGGCGGCGCCGGGCGCCGACTGCGCATGGGATCGTCTGGCCCGTAGCGGTGATCCCAGAACATCCATTGCGCCAGCCGCCTCAGGCGCTCAGTGCGTTTCCCTCCGGCTCCTCGCCGCGCACCTGCTCCAGCATGTACTTGAACAGTCGCGAGGGGACCGCTTTGAGCGAAGGTCCATCCGTCGGTTGTGGGTATGGCTGCCCTTTCTGGTCGGTGATCGACCATCCTACGATCACCTTCGACAGCCGCACACATAGCTCGTCGAGCCTGGCGTCCAGATCCCCGGCGGTGACATCTTTGGCACGGGCCGAGTCCATGAACAACGCCATGTGCAGCTCGTCATCAAGGCTGAGACCATACGGCAGAAGCCAGACGGCCTCTCCCGTGTGCGGATGAGCAACACGCCCGCCCGACATCGGCACCTCGAACCCGTCCAACTTGATCTCGTCGAGCACGCCATCCTTGTAGACAGATGGATCGAACGCTGCTTGTCCCTTGCTCCCCATGCGTAGTGCTCCTGCTTGTGCGCGCGGCCCGAGGGCCGCTATTCGGTTGGCTAATAGGGCGCCTGGCTGGCCCGGGTGGGGCACCGCCAGGCGCCGTGCGTCGGATTGGCCTCTGGATCGAGCTCGCGCTCGGCGCCGTCCTGGGCGCTCCTGGCGCGTCCTACGACGTGGTGCGCGTCGGGTACCCTGCGGAATCGGTCAGCTTGGCGGCGAACGACTGCTCGACGTTGCCCGTCGGTGTGAGCTTCAGGCTGAACTTCGTGCCGAGCAGGGTGCCGGCGTACTGCGGGTTGTCCGCGGCCGTCGCCGCGTTCTTCGGCTTCATCGTCCAGGCCTGGCCGGCCGTGGCGATCATGTGCGCGAACTTGGTGGCCTCGTCCGATCCGGCCCCAAATCCACACGGGCCGCTGTCGGAGACCTCAGTTGAAACCTCGCCGGCCACCTGACTGTTGCCGCAGTTAGTTCGGGCATCGACGACATTCCGGTTGATCGACACATCGAGACTGTTGACGCACAGCGAGACCGCGTTCAGTGTGTGCACGAAGCCCGGTTGCCCGCCGTGGATGAGTGTTCCAGCCATGAAGTACCTCCTGGCCTCTGGGGCCTACGCTGGCATCTGCGTCCCCACGATCATCGTGGCGACGACGTTGGTGAACCCGCTGAATGCGGAGATGTTGATGCGCTTCCAAAGCTCGGTCGCGCTAGAGACGGTCAGGCGCTGGATGCCCGGCGCCGTGAAGGTGGCTGACATGGTGGCGATGTTGGCGTAGGGATCGCCCCCCCCGTCGTTCTGGCTTTCCTGGACAACAAACGTCACCGAACCGGCCCCGGATACCGACTTGACCCGGATCGTAGCCACGCACACCTGCGTGGTGGCCGCCGTCACCTCGTGCTGTTGGCCCGTCTGGGCGCCGGTGGCGGTGAAGGTCGAGTTGACGTGCAGCGCGACGCCGCGCGTTAGCGACTGGCCCTTGGGAATCTCGCCGGAGAGACCCAGGATCTCGGCTGCTTTCCACGCATGGCTCGCCTTCCCGAGCGGCCCCAGGATCTCGTAGACCCTCGCGGCCGCGGCGTTCCCGAAGATCGTCAGGCGGTTGACATTTGCGCCGGACTGCATACGCGCTGCCAACTCCTCTTCGTAGTCGTCAGCGCCGAAGAGACCAAAGCCCCCGAACGACATCATGCTGTCGCGGTTGCCCGGCACTTGATTGTTACCACAGAACGTGCGCGCGTCGATGACGCCCCTGTCGATCGCGATATCAGCAGCGTTCAGCGCGCATGTCACCTCAAACTCATCGAGGTAGTGGATCGTAGTGGACCCGTGGATGAGACTACCGGCCACCCTCGCCTCCCGCCGACAGCTTCACGGCCTCGGGCTTTGTGGTATCAGGCAGCTTCGTAACCTCTACCCTTGCAAGCTTCACCCGCGTGACGGCTCCGGTAGCCAGGAGCAGGTCGTAGTCAAAGTGCTCATTGCACTCGTCCACATCGAACTCCTCGCCGGCCGCCACGCCGATCCCGCCAAGGTCCACCTCGGCCAGTAAGCGCGTGCCCCTCTGAATCGTTGTCGCCATCGCTATCACTACCTCCTGTTCGCATCCGCAGGCCATCGACCATGTCCTCTGCCTACGCCCCGTAGGTGATCTCCACTTCGATCCGGGCCAGCCACCGCAGGCTGTTGCCGTACTTCACGATTCGCTCCGGACCCGCCCGCACCACCACCGCATTGACGCCGGCGATTCCGAGCGTCCTGTCGGCGGCGATCGCGGCCTGCACCGACAGTGCCCCGGTCTTGTCCGCGTACTGCCGAAGGAGCCGTATCGCCCGGGGCCATCCCTTGTCGAGCGCCGGGACGCTCACGTCCACGCCGCACCGCGCCGTGTCCATGCAGCCCGTGAGCTGCCCCCGGTCGAGCCAGGTGATCTCCGCAGACGCGCCGTTCATCGGGCTCTGCGGGTCCTCGCAGGGCTCGCTGTAGACCGTGATGGCTGCGGCCCCGATAGTCGCGATGCGCGTCTTGAGGCCGTCGGCAAGGTCGTTGAGCGTAGCCACGCGCTATGCCGCCCATCGCGATTCCACCTCGCGCGCGACGCTGTCGAGGATCCCTGGCAGCTTCGCCTCCAGCGCCGTGGCGCCATCGGCGAACATGCCGACCCGATCCTCCACCGGCCACGCGTAGACGACGTTGGTCCAAAGCTTCGCATATGGCGCCCGATCCCTGTCGATGCTCGACAGGTCGGGGACGATCGAGCGGCGCAAATTCCCGGTCAGCACGGGAGTCAGCGCCTTCACCTCCGCCTCCGCCTGGTGGATGCCGTCCGTGAGGGCCTTCGCCAGCGCCTCGCGCCACAGCTCGAGGTCGAGCTTCGCGTAGAGCGCGCGCAGGCTCACCGCGTCCACCTCGATTGACAGGAACGGGGCGGCCATCAGGCGAACACTCCAGTGGGAGCGATGTAGTGCTGCTTCATCAAGATCCCGGCAATGTCCGGGTCGAGGTCTTTCAGCTCGATCATCCCCTTTTCGCTGTCGCCGGCGACGCCTTCGGGTGCGCGCAGACGCCAGCGCCAGCGCGACACCTGAAGGTCGACCGCTTCGGCGATGGGCTCAGGCACGGCGGTTGCTTCGCCCCAGGACCCAGCGATCTGGACCCGCTTCTGACCTGCCGGGAACCGATAGCGCCCCGTCACCTGGTTCACCTGAATCTCTGTCTTTGGCGTGTCGTTCAGCGGATAGAGCAGATAGTCGGTCCCTGCCGTCCACGTCACCTCGAACACGCCGTCGCCATCCTCGTCGGTCTTGAGCGTCGTCACCGATAAGAGCGGCGGAACAGAAAGAGCCAATCGGCATTGACTGAACGCGCCAACATCCTGGTGCTTCGTGAGGGTCTGGGCCGCGAACCCCCCCGCCTCACGACGGAATAGCCGATCAACGGCGCGGCTCGCCCGGGTGATCAGCCGGGTGAGCGTCACATCCGCGGACGTATCCGAGATGGCGTGATCGACCTTGTAGTCCGTGAGCGTGATGTAGTCGGCGGCGGCCATGATCTACCCCCGGCCTCGCTCCGGCGAGGCGCCCATCACGGCGCCACACACGTCGCAGTAGCGCTCGATGCCCCCGCCACGCTGGCGCGTTCGAGTCACGCGGAAGGGTTGATCGCAGGTGCAACCAGACGGCGCGGCCGAGGGCACCGGCTGCGCTTCGACGGGGGACTGCGCTGCGGGCTTGGGCGTCGTCGCGGGCTTGGGCTCGGTGGCCGGCGGATCTGCAGGCGCGTCTTTCGTCAGTGGCGCCGGGTCCACGGCGGTGACTCCCGCCGCCGGATACGCCGCCCGGATGTCCGCCAGCACCGCCGGCCCGACACCCGGGACGCCCAGCAGGTCCTCGTCCGAGAACAGTGCGACGCCCACCGGATCGAGCTCGGCGTCCTTCAATACCTTCAGGGTCTTCGCGGATAGCACCATGCCCTCACCCCGTCGTGATGTAGAACGTGCCGGCCTTCACGTTGCCGCCCTGGGCGATCACGATCTTGACCCGCTCATCGGCAGCGAAGATGAAGTCCTCCACCGGCTCGCCGCCGACTGCGTAGAGCGATGCCGCCCCAACTGCGTCGTGTGTCGGCTGGCGCGGGGCACGGGTGGCCGAGGCGTTCACGTTGCTCTCGGTCCACAGCCCCTGTCCTGTCGTCTCCAGCGTGATCGCGAAGTCGACACCGTTGTCGAAGTCGGTCTTCACGTACTGGACGGACAGGACGCGGCCGTTGACGGTCGTCGACGTGTAGGCCGTGGACGATCCGTCGGCGGCCGTCGTGGCCGCTACCGCGTGGCGCCGGCAGTACATCGCCTTACGCTTCCTTAGACCAGGTGCCCACGACGGCCTCGATCACCCAGCCGTCGACGCCGTCACTGTAGATACACACCATGTCACCCAGCCGGTCGGTCGTGCCGGTATTGATCAGGTCCTTGTTGTCGACGCTCGTAAGACCATTGCCCCGAATGTGGTCAGCGGCGGCCGGACTAATCGAAAGACCCGTACCGCCGGACAGGGCGCCCGTCTCGAACTCGTACCAGACGCCGAGGTTCGCCGTCGCGACCGCTGGCAGCGTAAACACGGCGTCCACGACTCCCACGAACTTCTGCCCGCTCTGGGCCGCCGTGAGCGCCTGCGTTGCTGCGGCCAGGTTGACCTTGCGGCGGTGGCCATAAAGCTGTTGGGCGCCATCCAGGATCGTCACATCACCACTGGAGAGGGCACCGCCGGACTCGATGTCGATCACCCTGCCCGTCGGCACGGCCATGTTCCCGCTCCGGCGATGCTGAACGACGTTCGGATAGGTTGGATCTGCGGCCACGTATTGACTCCCTTCAATAAAGAGGGGCTGGCCGGCTCGGGCCAGCCCCTCGGAACCACGCCCCGTTCGTTACCAGGATCAGGCCGTGCCTTCGGCAGGTGACCTGTGAACCTCGGTGAAGGCGACAGTGGACGGCTGCGTCACCGGCAAGACGCGCGCCTGGGACTGGATCGCGACCACACCGTCGATCACGGCGTTGGCCGTACCACGGTCAATCACCAGCTTCAGATAGCGCTTGGCCGGATTGTAGACCTCCAGAACCATCAGCTTGTTGCCATCACCGTCGGCCAGCGGCCCGGTGAGCGTGCCCTCCAGGTCGCTGTAAGCATCGGCCACGCCATCGTCACTCGACTGCTGCGCTTTCATCTGCGTGACCTGCGTGGCCGTCAGCGCGCCGAACGCGGCGATGAACGTGCAGTCCTCGAAGCCCGCCATGTCGACGGCGCTTGAGGTCTGGTCGGTGGTGCCGGCCGCGACAGCGTTCATCACGCGGCTGACCTTGTTCGCACGGGCAAAGTTAATGCTCATGTGATTTATTTTCCTTTACGCGCTCATCTTCAGGCGGACGACGGCGTTGCCATCAACCACCATGCCGTCGGACTCCTTGCGCGCATAGAAGCCCGTCTGATCCGTGCCGATATGCAGCTCGTCCGCGCGACGGATGCTGACTGCCTGGCTGTCAACGATGCGAAAGCCGCGCCTCCAATCGCCCAGGGCCGCCACATATTGGCTTGCCGCGCTCGATGACGGGCTGTACTCAGAGAGATTGATCGGGTAGCCAAACAAGTCGAATCGCGCCGATGCCGCCGGGTCACGCCGGAGGAGCGGAAGGCCTTGCCCATCAGCCAATGCAAGGAGCTCCTTGCGGATCGTGCGGTGCATGATCCACTCGGCTGCGCGCTGGAACTGCGCCTTCAGACTGCCCTCAACTGACAGAAGGTCGGCGTAGGCGATGTCGGTCGCCGAGGCGCATGTGACATCGGTCGGAAGACTCGACGTGTAGATGCCTTCCCAGCGACCTGCCCCGCTCCCGGTCATGCCCGCAGCCTCCTCAGCCGCCTCGAAGAGCGCGGCGATCTCCTCGCGGACATACGCCTCGCCGGCAACGGCCGAGGCCTCCAGGAACGTATTGGAAGCCAGCACCGCCTTAGTGAGCGGATGCGGCGTGAGACCACGCTGACCGGCTGGCGTCGCCGTGTCGAGCGTCGCCGCCCCAATCTCGGTAGTCCACTCGGCTGCGTCCAGCGACGTGCCGGTCCGAATGGTGATCCGGGACCCACGCGGCACGGGCGGCATGACGGTGGCTAGCCGGCGGAGCATCACCTCATCAGCAAGCGTCCTGAGGAATTCGGTTGCGAACACCTCGGGCACAACCCAGAATCCGCCGGCATTGGACACACCAGCCGACAGGGCCTTCCGCCGGAAGAGGTCGTGATCGTCGGGGCCCCAACCTGCGTCACCCTCGACCAGATACCGCCGGAACGCCTCGGTATACTCAGCCTCGGCCTTGGCGGTCCAGCCATTGATGAGACTCTGCGACGGGACATACGTGCTGGGCGCATCCCCAACTTTGGATCCATGCGCCTTGTAGACAATCTCGGGCACAGCGGCCTGCCCGTCAGGATCGCTCTCACCGGACTGCATCCCGACACCGACCGGGATGCGCCCGCGCGACTTGCCGAGCTCCGCCTTGTAGGCCGCGAACTCGTCGCCCTTCTTGTCCCGCGCCGCCTTCGCAATCGCGTCGCGACCACGTTCGTCGAACAACTCAAAGTCGGCATAGGCGCGATCCGCCTCAGTCTTTTTCTCCGCCGGCATGTCCTTGCCGTCGAATTCCGCGTGGATAGCCTTGTAAACGCCGAGCGAGCGCTCGGCCTCCTCAAGGAATACAAGAGCCGCGGCACCCGGCTTTTCGTCGGTCACCACCGGCTGTGTCTGCACCGTATCCGCCATGTCACACTCCTAGAAGCTCGGCCCGCAGGCCGCTGATACGAAGCTGCGCCTCTGCGATCAGGAGTGCGGGGCGTGCCTTCTGGACGGGTTCGGGCGGGGGTTCCTCGCCCATATCGCCGGCGTCCTCGGTGCCCATAGCGGCTGCCCGGATGCGCTGCAACTCACGAATTGCGGCGTCCAGCGCGGTCAGGTTCCGCGCAGACAACACCCGACCGCCCTTGACCGCGGCCTCGAACTCGGCCATTTGGCCGGCGAGGTGCAGGAGTTGCGCGATGGGTGTTTCGTCATCAGCCCAGGTGTCGGATTCTCCCGCCTTGACGGCGAGCACTCCGGCGGCCCGGTTGCGATGCACGAGCCCGGTGGTCGGCCCCCATTCGTTGAGAGCCAGCTCGGCTAGAACGAGTCCCTCGCGCCCGCCTGGCGCCTTGCCCTTGCGGGTAGAGAGGACTCGCGCGACGAAAGACATGCCTGAGGGCTTGCCGTGCTCAATGCGGCGGCGCTCAGCCTCAAGCCATTCCAGGTTGTCCGGCATCATCGAGACCCGGCCCTCGGCATAGAGGGCGCCCGTAGCATCCGGGTACTCAGCCTTCATGCGCGCCGGCAACGCATCGCGGGTGACCTCTTCGAGCTTGATGGTGGTGCCGAGCGGGTACTCATGATCCAACCCCATCGGCACGCGGTCGGCGCGCTCTGAAATGGTCTTGGCAAACGCGCCCATCGGCACCATCTCGCCATCGTCATCCCAGTTTCCCATGACCGCGGGGAAGCCCTTGACAACCCCTTCGTTGGCGTCGAGGTCAATGGCGTAGAGGGGTACAGCCTTGGTGATGATCCTATGGTCGCTCGGCATCGGCATCCTCGCTGGGAATGCAAAAAGCCCGCCTTGCGCAAGGCGGGCCGTGGGGCGTCACGATGCGGAAAGCGGGCCGGGATTTTGGGTCGGGACCCTAGATATTCAGCTTACGAACGGCATTCTACCACAATATGCGGGAGACGTGCAAGCCCACGCGCACTACCTACCAGCGGGAGGAATCCACTGGACATCTGCTTCCACCACCCTCGGCGCCCTCCTCGTCCCGATACGCCAGCGCCTTCTGCCAGTGGCGTCGGGCTTGTACTCGGCTACATACCCTGCCCGCTCGAGGTCGCGCCTCATCATGACGTGGCCGAGGAGGTAGCTTAGGGCGGTGATCGCCAGAGCCAGAGCGCCGGCGCGCCAGCCGTAGCGCCACCACAGCCAGGCGTCGAGCGCGAGGACGATCAGGAAGACGGCGAAGTTGAACATAGCTCCTCCAAGTGTACCACAATAGGCACCGCTCCTCGCTCAGCATCATGCGTTTCGGCGACCGTCGGCGTCGGTCTGTTCAGCGCGTAGCGACCGTCGAATTCAGCCGCCCTGAGCGCGTGCCGCCGCTCGATGTACCGCAGCTCTACGAGGTTCGCCCGAACCAGGGCGATGAGCGCCCGCCGACGCTCAATGGCGACATCGCGCTCGGTCATTCGTCGCCGCCTGCGGACTGGACGACCGGGGCCCACGCCCTCCGACAATTTGGGTGCCCGAGCGGGTTCGCCTCGGCCTCATCCAAGTCCACGATCATCCCGTCCGCCTCCGGCCCGTCCCCATGCCCGTCAGGCCACGAGCAGCCATCGCCGTCAAAAACCCTGACCTGCGTCACGCGCCCGCTCTGCCGATATCCCAGGATCGACCCGCGATTCATCGCCATGCCCGCCTCGGTCCGCGCGATGGTTCGCGCCCGCGCCCTGCTGAACGCGCCCGACGGGTCGGTGCGGATGAGGTTGGCGAGCTGCTCGGGGCTCATCCCCTCCAGCCGCCCACGGGCCACGTAGCGCCGCACGCGCGCCCGCGTCTCCTCCTGGATCCCTTCGATGCGGTCGCCGACTTCGCGGTAGATGGCCTTGCCCTCGGGTGTCGTCGGGTCGAAGGGCAGCCGCGGCCCGCCGGCGACGCGAAGCGCCATGTTGTGCGAATCGGCCAGCCCCTTCGACCACAGGCGGATGAGGGCGGCGTGGATCGCGCGGCCGGCGACGGCGTTGACCAGCTTGCCGCCGAGCGCCTTCTCGGTGGTCGCCGCAGCCGTGGTCATCCGCCGCTCCCGTTGCTAAGCGCCTCCAAGAGACGCTGCCGGTCCTCCTCAAGCGCGCTCGCGATCACGCCCTCGAACTCCCGCTCCAGCTTGCGCCTGGCTTGCAAGCTGCTCCGCACGGCCGTCACGTCGACGCGCGAGCGACTCCCTCGCGCCTTCGCCGCAACCGAGTCCGGCGCATAGACAACGCTGGTCGGCAGAGCACCGGCAGGCTCGAGGATCACGTCGTCGACCAGGGCCGATTTGCCCGTGCGCGCACGCGCCTCGTTGCGGCTCCACAGCCCGCCGCCGTACATCGCGAGCGCGTGCGCCTCGTGCGCCTGGCGCTGGCTGGCGAGGGCCTGGACGCTCTGGGTGTCGAAGCCGAGTGAGAGGGCCGGGTCGTCGGCGAACTCACGGAGGAGCCCTTGAGTCATGGCGGCCTGGACGCTGCGCCACTTGGCCATGAGGACGCGGGTGTGGAGCGCCAGCTCAGCCGCCTCGTAGTTGCTGAAGGTCGAGCGCTGCAGGTGCACGTTCAGGCCGGCGAGGTAGCCCACGGCCGCGCCGCCGTACACCGCCGCGACGCGGGACTCGGGGATATTGTGGATGGCCTCGACCGCGAGCTCGGCCAGATTCGCGCCGACTCGCAGGACCTCGGCATCCGGGTCAGCGATTACCGCGACATCGCCCCGGTTCGCGCCGCCGAAGCTCTCCTTCCACTGCTTCTTGAGCGCTTGGAGCTGCGGGCTGTCGAAGCCGAGCTTCGTCTTCAGGACCGTGCGGGGCACCGCGTCGTTGTACGCCAGCGCGTGCTCATAGCGCAGGTATTCCGAATCCATGTCCACCGGGCGGGAGGCGGCAGAGAGCGGGCTCATCCCGATCTGCGGCTGCTCAGGGTTGACCGACCATCGCCAGTGGATGATCTCGGTGGCCGGGATCGCGAGCGGGTGCCGCTCGCCGATGTCGAGCTCGTAGTGGCTGATCCACTTCTTCGCATCGAGCACCGGCTTCATGATCCCATCGTGTAACGGCCAAAGAGCAATTGGGAACCCGAGACGGTTACGCTCTTTCCAGATGTAGAAGTTGCCGCCGATCGCCGCATAGGTAATGCAGAACTCCCAGAACTCGTCTTCAGCCATGAAGGGGTTGGGGCTGGCGAGGAGCGCGCGGAGTGGGTGATCGGCCAGCATGACCCGCTCGCCGTCGGGCATCATCTCCCAAACGTGCAGCTCGGGTTCGGGGAAGGACTCAGCCAAGACACGAATGCAGGCATAGACCGCGCTGTTCTTGTAGCCGAACTCAACGAGGGTCCGGATGGTGAACTCGCGGATCGGGTCGCGCACCCAACCCGGCATGAACTGAACCGCCTTGCCGATCCAGCCCGCGGCCTTGACGGCGGTGCGGCCGGCGGCGAAGCGGAAGCGGCTGCGGATGGCGGCGAGCACGCCGGGCTCTCGCGGTGATTCACCCATGGTCATCCCCCTATCAGTCGTACATCCTGCCGACTTGCAGCGTGCCGAGCTGAACCGCCCGGTTGGCGAGCGCCCGCGCGATCACCGTATCATCATGCACGCCTTCGGGCGCGCTGTAGGACATGCGGCCGGTTGCCGGGCTGGCCTTGCCCTCGTAGGCCTCAGCCTCGGCTGTGGCAATGGAAATGTCAAGCCACTGGATTTCGGCGCGCTCGAAGGCCAGCGCCAGCGACTCGATGAGCGGCGGCTTGGACTGCGCGGTCGTCGCGAACGGAACCACCGGCCAGCCCTCGGATTGCAGGTCCTCGATCACCGGATCACCCATAGCGTTTGACTCGGCCTCGATGTGCTTGACTCCCCAGCGCGCCCACACGACCGCCAAGCGCGCCCGCTGCATCCGGTAGCTCTCGCCGCGGAAGCGGACCAACTCGAGCTCGCGGCGGCACGTGGCGCACACCACAGAGCACGCGCTGTAGTCGTCCTGCTTGCCCCAGTCCTGCCCCGCGACGATCCAGTGGGCGGCGTGCATCTCGGGCGTGTCTCCGCCCGGGTAGAGGCTCGCGGCGATGTTGCGGAAGACCGCGCCCTCGTTGTCCAGGAACTCGGCCATGACCTCCTGGCGATAGGCATCCGGCGTGAGGTCGCCCACGATCTCGGCAAGGGCAGCGGCCGAGAGGTGCGGGTTGTCGTGGCTCGTCGCATGGAAGGCCGCCCAGCGCCCCGTGGTATCGCCCAGTGCCCGGACGTACATCGCGAACGCGTGGTTCTTGCGGTTGGGAGTGGTGAGGAAATAGGCGTCACCGTCGGTGTCCAGGAGCATCGGCGCGCCGACAAGGCTCCACGCGTTCGGGCGCATGTACGCCCACTCGTCGAGGATGAGGTCGTCGGCCTTGTCGCCGCGCATGGTGTCGGCATCCCATGCGGTCTTGCAGCGGATCCGCCCCCAGCCGGCCACTCGCCCCTCGAGAAGTCGTTTGGTCTGGTTGCGGTAGATGAGCCCCGCAGCGATCGCATCTGAGAAGTAAGCCTGGCAGGCATCCCACATTGCTGTGGTCTGGTCGTCGACAGGCGCGGCGTACAGGACCCGGCGGCCGGCGAGGAATCGCCTGGACGCAAGATCGGACGCCGTGACCGTCTTGCCCGCCCTGCGTCCATAGATGACGACCTTCCGCTTGGCCGGGCTCTCGATGATCTCCCGCTGCTTGGCGTGCGGCCTGGGCAGGACGATGTCGACTTCACGCAGCACCCTGCCCCCCGCGCTCGCCGTGGATCACCCTGACCACGATCTCATTGTCGCCTTCCTCGGCCGGGTCCTTGTGCCCGTGGATGTGAACCGCTGGCTTGCCGACTGCGCGGTCCATGATCTCCCGCATGGCCTCGTACCGTTGCGGAACAACCGTTGCTTTGCCCTTCATCGTCGACACCAACAGGAGCTTCACCTCCTCGAGCTCGCGCGCCAGGCCGGTCAGGAACTCGTCAACCAGGCGTTCGCGCTCGGAGACAGCCGCGCGGTCCCTGGCGGGATCGGGCAGGAGGCCGGCGGCGATCGCTGCGGCTTTAAGCATGTGCATACGAGTTCTGGCAGTTGACTCCGCATAGCCGACTGCTTTGGCCGCCGCCTCACCGCTCTCGCCGTTCCGAACGCGCTCGGCCCACTGCCGGAGCTTCTCACTCGCCATGCCGAGGAATGCCGATGAATGCCGACATCATAGCCCGCGCCCTTGGCCGTCCTTGTACTCGCATCGCTTGCCCAAGTCGCCCCCTGCCCCCGATAAAACAAAAACGCGCCGACCTCCGGGGGGGCTCCCCGGCGTCGGCGCGTGACTGCATTTGCGGCACTTGCTCCGGGCAGCTGCTCCCAGCACCGGCGCGACCTCGTCCAGCAGCGTGCTGCAGTTCGGGCACCGGACCACGATCAAGCCAGCCGGCGCGATCTCGATTTTCGGAACGCGGTATGTTGGTTCGCTCATGTTAGCTTTCCGCGCTTAAGCAAAGACGCCCCACTGCTATGGAGCGCGAGGGCTCGCTACAGTGAGGCGCCGAGGCCGGGTAGGGAGTTGGTGGACGGAGTCTACCGCCCGTCGTTTTCGATGGCTTCCTTCAGGACGCTGATGTCAGGTACATGTAGAACGAACCACGTACCACAGTGACGGCACTTGTACTTGTTGGTCAGCGATGGGACGGGCAGGGTGTCGCCGACCTTCTTCCCGCAATTAGGACACATGACTTCATGAATTCGGTCTGGATCGACCTGGATCACGCGCGCAGCCCTAGAACTTGGCATAGCGATCCGCCTTCACATTCCTTCTGGCGAACAATTGTACCACACAAACCTCCCACTCGTTTTGGAAAGCAATGCCCGGGGGCGGGACCTAGCTCCCACCCCCGGGTCCGGCAGGTGCCGCTCGATCCCAATGAGCCGCACCGCGATGCGCTCGAGGCCCAGGCCCTCCCCCGCCTCCCGTGCGCTCGCGCCCATTCCACGATCGCGTCCTCGGCCTTGGCCGCGCGGGTGATAAGGGCCGGAGTGGGCCTTCTGTCGATCGGATTGTCGATCTGGTCGATCGCGCGCCGCAGCTGCACCGCGAGCCGAGCCAGGTGCTCCAGTGCCGCCAGCCGCTCGGCCATCGCCCGGACCGCCCTCACTGCCTCGGTGTCGCCGTGCCCGTTCGCAGCGACGCTCAGTCGCTCGATACGGGAGACCGTGTCCTCGACCGAGTCGCGTCGGGTGAGCCGAATCACGTCAGGTGCCTCCATCGTGCGCTCCGTTGTGGCGCCGACGCGCGATCTCGGCGTCCACCCGCGCCGCAATACGCCCCGGCAGATCCGCCGGCGGGCTGCCATAGTCTGGCTGGACCCGGTAGGCGGCGCCGTAGAGCGCGCCGGCCAGCCACCAGCGCAGGCGGAAGACGATGCGCGCAAGGGGCCAGCGGTGCGGGCGCGCAGGGTCTTCAGGCATCGTGGCCTCTCCGCTCTACCACGGCAGCACCATCGACGGCGCCCCGGTCAAGGCAGCTACAGCCTTGACACACTCCCGCGAGCACGCGAGCTGCACACCATTCTCGTCCTCGCGGGAGTACCAATGCGGCGGCTTAGCCCACTTCCCATGATGCAGGAAGCCGGTGCCGCGCCTGCCGCAGCCGTCGCAAACGAAGTCAGGCCGC